AGCATCCACTCAAACTGCAAGAGTTAAAGCTTGGGATGCTGCAAGTAGAACTCTGGATGTGTCTAGTATCAGTTCTCTTGCATTTAAAGTTGGCGATAAGGTCACTGGTTTAGATTCTGGTGCAATTTATGTGATTAAGTCAATTGACACAGATAAACCAACTGGATTCGCAACTGCACTCAATCTAACAACACGACAATATCAAGAAAATAAAGAAATTGAAACTGAAGCGGACGCTTTAATTGATTTTAGTGAAAGGAACCCATTTGGCACTTTCTAAATAGTTAGAAAGCTTTGATATGTTAGGAACTTATTTTTATCACGAAATTCTTCGTAAGACCGTTATTGCTTTCGGTACACTGTTTAATAACATTCAGATTCATCACAAAGATGTGAATGGGGTGGATTTTAGTGTGATGAAAGTTCCTTTGGCATATGGGCCAATTCAAAAGTTTCTGGCAAGAATTGAACAACAACCAACGTTAAACACAAAAATTGCATTAACTTTACCTCGGTTGTCATTTGAGATGACTGGATTACAATATGATCCATCTAGAAAAACAAGTATTGTTCAAACTTTTATTGCCGTAGATAACAATGATAAGGTAAAGAAAGTTTATATGCCAGTTCCATATAATGTATCATTTGAACTTAATATTATGACTAAGTTAAATGATGACTCTCTTCAGATTATAGAACAGATACTACCATTCTTTCAACCATCTTTTAACGTAACGGTAAATCTAATTAGTTCAATTGGAGAAAAGAAAGATATTCCAATCGTATTAGAAAGTATTCAACAAAACGATAAGTATGAAGGTAGTTTTCTTGACGAAAGAAGACTGATTGTACATACACTCAGATTTACTGCAAAAACTTATCTGTTTGGTCCTGTTGCAGATAGTACTGACGGTCTCATCAAGAAAGTTGATGTTGATTACTACGATAGCACAAATATTCAAACTGCAAGAAGAGTTCAAAGATATACTGCAACTCCTCAAGCTGTCAAAGATTATAATAATGATAACACAACCACAGTTGACGGAGACATTTCTACTTCAGTCACCAAGATTAAACTGAACAGTACTGCATCAATATCAGCTGATGACAGGATCATCATTAACGATGAAATTATGTACGTCAGATCAATTGAAGGTAACTTTGCCACAGTTTATAGAGGTTATGATGATACTATTGTTGCAACACACACTCACGGTACAAGTGTTGATAAACTAACTCCTGCAGATGATGCACTGATTGAACCAGGAGACGACTTTGGTTTTAATGAAACTGTTTCTTTCTTCACTGATGGTAAACGATACAGTGAAGTTCAAGGATTTGATGTCTGATGTAACTTATGAAAAACTTCGATTCGATTGAAAACGCTTTAGACATTGAAACTTCCATAGTTTCAACTGAACCTGAGGAAGTTGATGTTGTTAAAAATCAACCAGATGACAATCAGATTAAAAAAGATTATGAGTACTCAAGAGGAAACTTATATTCTTTAATTGAAAAAGGTCAGGAAGCCGTGAATGGTATTCTTGAACTTGCACAAGAGTCTGATTCTCCAAGAGCATATGAAGTTGCTGGTCAACTGATTAAAAACGTTGCAGATACAACAGACAAACTGATTGATTTGCAGAAGAAGATGAAAGAATTGGATGAAGAACCAAATAAAGGGCCAACGAATGTTACTAATGCACTGTTTGTAGGATCTACTGCAGAATTGTCAAAACTTCTTAAATCAACTAAGAAGGAAGAAACTAAATAGTTAGAAAAAGACAATGGCAGCCATTCCGTCTATTAATATCACGATTCCTCAGGGAGCAGATTTTACGGAGACATTTAACTCCACAGAATCTGATGGAAGTGCTTCTAATTTGTCTGGATATAGTGGTGAAGCAAAAATTAAAAAACATCCGTCATCAACAACTTCAACTTCATTTACTGTAAATATTACGGGATTAACAGGAGAAGTTGCGATTGCAATGACCTCTGGTGTCACAAATAGTCTTAGCCCTGGTAGATATTTGTATGATGTGAGACTGACATCTTCTACTGGTGCTAAGTCTAGATTAGTACAAGGAATGGCTTTAGTAACCGCAGGCATTAGCACGTAAAAAAATGGCTGTAGTCAGAAAAGCACAATCAGCTGCAACTGTTACTAGAAAAACATCTACAACAAAATTATCAGTTACTTCAACTCGTAGCCCATCTCAAATAGAAGAGATGGGTGATACTAATTTTGGAATATTAGATCAGTCAAAGGATGGATATGTTGTCTCATATGACAGCGTTACTGATAAATTTATTTTAATTTCTCCCGACCAAGTTCTTGCGGCTTCTTCTGAAGATGCTGATTTGCCAGATGAGTTTACTTCCCAATTGGAGACAGAACTTGATCTTGGTACAATTCAACTTGATAGTCTAGATGGAGGTTCTTTCTGATGCCTACTAGATTTAGAGACTTATCGAATACAAATCTACCAATCTTAAACAATTCAAAAAACAAACACTTGATGAGTTATAATGCATCATTGAATAAATTTGAGATCATTTCAGCAGATGTTATTGTTAGTTCAGCAGCTACGTTCATATCAGATAGTTTTGTAACTCAAGTTGAACAAGAAATTAATGTTAACAATATTACTTTTGTGGGTATCGATGCAGGAACTTTTTAATCAATAAATAACTATTATAAAAGACAAACGGTAAAAATGGCGTCTCCAGTAATTAAGTTTAAAAGGGGTGTCCTTGCAGATCTACCTGGATTGCGGGTGGGTGAACCTGGTTTTACAACAGATAGTTATGATCTGTATGTTGGTCTTACCTCCGAAACAGCCACAAATAAAATTGTAGGTTCCGGTCGTTTCTGGACAAATAACACCGCAAGCACAGGTAGTGGTGTTAATCTTGTTGAGGGAACAAGCAACGGAACTTCATTCATCACACTTAAGGCTCCAGATAGTCTTGCTGGTATTGTTACTTACACAATGCCTGGAACTGATGGAAGCAACGGGCAAGTTCTTGTAACTAATGGTTCTGGTGTTCTTTCATTCACCACACTTTCATCAAGTCTCGGTATTGCTGGTGATACTGGAACCGATACGGTTACTGTTGGATCTAACACTCTCACCTTCACTGGTGGAGAAGGTATTGACACCGCAGTTACCGATAATACACTGACGATTTCTGCAGAAGATGCAACGTCGTCAAACAAAGGTATTGCTTCTTTTGATGCAACAGACTTTACAGTAACTTCTGGCGCTGTTACTGTAAATGCAGAAAGAATTCAGGATATTGCTGGTGCTATGGTCACTGGTAATACCGAAACTCTAATCACAGTAACTTATCAAGATGCAGATGGAACAATTGATTTTGTAGTTGATAATGATCTTGCAAATTACAGCAACACAAACTCTGCGTTCATTACTACATCATCAACATCAACATTAACCAATAAGACATTTGATGCCAATGGATCTGGCAATACATTATCAAACGTCGAAGTTGCTGACTTTGCTGCGGCCGCAATTGTAACTGCAGCTGAAGGTATCGGCAATAATAATAATGACACAACTCTTCCAACTTCAGCCGCAGTTAAGAGTTATACTGATAGTGCAATTTCAGGAATTGACTTAACAGTATCTACTGCTGGTGATAGTGGATCGGGTTCAGTTTCGACTTCACAAACGCTGACCGTTTCTGGAACTGCGAATGAAATTGAAACTTCTGCTTCTGGACAATCAATTACTATTGGTCTTCCAGATAGTGTTACCATCTCACAAAACCTGACGGTTAGTGGAAACCTTTATGTTAATGGATCAACCACTCAAGTAAATACAACCACCACCACAATTGAGGACCAACTTCTTGATCTTGGAATGGTTGATGGTTCTGCACCATCTTCAGACCTCAACAAGGACATTGGTGTTCTTTTCAACTACTACACATCATCCGCTAAGAAAGCTGCACTCTTCTGGGATGACAGTGTAAGTAGAGTGGTTGCTGCATCTGATGTAACAGAATCAACTGGTGTATTAACAATTAACACTTATGCAGACTTTGAAGCCAAGTCGTTGTACATTAACGGTTGCACTGGGCAATCAGAACAAGTTATCGCTTGTAGTGGTAGTAAAGTTGTGATTCAAAATGTAACTATTGACGGCGGTACGTTCTAAGATATAAAATTAAATTCTAAATAGAGGGGTCTACACCCCTCTTTTTTTTATGGATGAACAAGATTATAAGTATTTGATATCTTCTTACCAACAAAAATGTTTTGATCTTGTTTCTCAACTTGTTGCCACTGAGGCAAGAGTCAAAAAACTTACAGACATTGTTGAGTCTTTAAATATAAAAACAACAGAACAACAAGAAGAAATCAATAGACTATCCACGAAAACAAGAAAACCAACACAGAAAGACGACTTCGTTTAACTAAATACCTTTAAAGCTCAGTATATACTGAGTGATTACGGTATATACCACCATAAGGAGTTGAATGGCAGATCCCATTATTAGAGTTAAACGGTCATCTGTTGCTGGTAAAATCCCAACAAGTGATCAGTTGCCATTAGGCGAAATAGCTCTCAACACCTATGATGGTAAGTTTTATGCCTCTAAAGATGTAGGTATTGGAACCACAGTTTTTGCAGTTAACACCTGGTCTGCTGGTTTAGGAACTAGTTCATATAATACTTATTTTACAGAAGGAAACGTAGGAATCGCATCAACGGCTCCTGTTGCAAAATTAGATGTAGTCGGAAATGCACGTATTTCTGGAGTTATTACGGCAACTTCATTTGTCGGTGATGGATCTGGATTAACTAATATTACCACTTCTGGGCCATCAATCGATGACGTTACAGCTCTTTCGATAGCGTTAGGATAACATAAATAGATAGAAGACCAATATCATATCAATGAAGAACGGGAAGTGCCCTGCAGGAGAATACTATTGTTACACCAATAAGGAGTGTAAACCCATTCCTGCTGGTTTTATGGTAGATCCACAGGGTATGCTCCGTAAAGAAAACGGTGCTTCTACAACCAAAGAAGAGTGGTCTCAGAAATATAAAAAATCAATTAACTGTGATAATCCAAAAGGGTTCTCACAAAGAGCTCATTGTCAGGGGCGTAAAAAGAAAATGAACGAGGCTACTTTTACACATAAAACACCCCATCTTAAAAAATCACAACATCAACTTGATCCCAATCTTCAACTCAAACATTTAGTTCATCATTCCACAGTTCAATATGTGGATCGTGATGCTGATGGCGATGTTGATGTTTATGACAAACCAGGTAAAAAAATTCCTGATGAGTTACCACCGACAAGTACGGCGTTAACTAAAAGAATGATGGCAAAACAGAAAGGTGAAATTCAACACTCTAAAAAAGCCGTTGCTTACGAAGGTAATCTTCACAAGTGGTTTCAAAGTAAGTCTAAAGATGGAAAACCTGGTTGGGTGAACGTTGTAACTGGTGGCACTTGTGCGAGTGATGAACCTGGAGAAGGTGTTCCAAAGTGTGTATCCTCAGAAAAGAGAGCATCAA